CAGTTGTTCGTAATAGAATTCTTGGTCACCTTTCAATTCCGCATACCGAACAACTGCTACATATCCATTATATTGAGAGGGACCTTCTTGATGCACTGTATTATTATATTTGGATACGATGACAGCCTCTACAAAATCACAATATTGTAGCTGTGTTACATGGAGCTGCATTTGCATTTGCCAATAGTACTTTTTTGAAATTTTTCCATCCACTTCTCTTGTGGCAGGGCATTTGATTTCAATCAGGCGACCTGTTCTTTCCCCCTTAGGGCAATGATAAATCAATCCATCGGGGGAGGCGGAGCAACGAGGATCGACAGGATGAACAAGACGACCTAATTCTTTCAAGGTAACTCCATACTTATCTTCATAAATCTGTTTGACAACAGGTTCAAAACGAATGCCCCAATCAAATGCGCTCATCCGATCGGAAGGAATGGCAAGCTGTTGATGTCGTGGTGGGGGTGGCAGCGTCTTGGATAAGACTAACTTCCCACGTTCATACGGGGAAGCAAAGAGATGACCCAATTCACTGGCAGAAAGAATAGTAGCCATTTGTGCATACCATGCAGGTGTCCGCTGTTCTATCTGTTTTCTTCCTACAAGGTCATCTAGCTCCTCCTTTGTTGAAACTGATAATTGGGAATGCTTTCTCTTTATTCCATTTTTAATTTGTTCGTCATACATCTCTACTACTCTATTCAGACAGGTTTCTTCCAACTCCGAACATTCTAACGTATAAATGATTTCATCCACTGCTTCATGCCATTCCATACGTTGTGCTTCATCTTCAGGATCAGATAGCCAATTTTCAATAAGGTCTATCAGAATCTGTAACTTTTCTTTTATATTCATATCTATATTATATGTACTATTTCTATTTAATATCTATTACTCTTACACGGCTGCTTCCTCAATTTTTGTTAGTTTAGCGGGAACATCCGTCGACACCGAAAAGACATCATCCTTCTTTTTCTTTCTTGTACCACTGACACCCTCTACACGTGGTTTCTTTGTTGAAAATGCCCACTTTATATTTCCATCCCCTGACCGACTCAGCTCTAATCCTTTAATCGTTGTAATTCGCTGTGTCTCTTGATTATAGAGAACCACTTTTAAGGTATTCAATAATTTCTTATCAAGCGCTTTCTGAAGATAAATGAAAAAGTGGTCCTTTTCCTCCTTTGTCATATTATATTGTGGCGCCACATCTTCTACAAAAATACGGAGACGATTCAGACGTAGACCACGCTCAATTCGATGCCATGGACGCATATACGCTTCTCGTGCACTATCCTCCAATAATATCTTAAATGTTTCATCCGTGACAGGATGATCAGACTCCATTGCACTCTTCTTCTGTGTTTGATGACGATGAATATCCATACTATCTTATCTACGCGTCCTGCGTTTAGATGACCTTCTATCCTCCGTTTTCAACGGAGGTAGGGACCTCCTAGGATACGTCATGCTATGGCATTCATAATCATATCAAATACCTCTTTACATCGATAAGGTTCCATTCGTTCTTGAGATGGGATAGGCAACCAACTATCATACTCTGTATGGTTCTTCTCTTCTTTCTCCCCAAATGTATAAAAGGTTCTCCAACAAAATGTATCACTCTCTTTTGGAAGTTCATTCCATTGATAAAAATCATTCATATCTGTCTTCTTCGAATCGACATGACATAACATGACATCCTTCCATTTTGTAACCGGTTTGTCCAAATAGATCCCATTCGGATGAAGAATATCCTCTTCCAGCGATGCTGTCGGATTCTCTTTCCACATCGTAGTTCCACCAATGGTTAGAATCTGAAAGATATGAATCGTCATATTGGAAAGCTGTTTGGTTCTGTGAATAAATGGAATAATAAACATCTTATGTTAATATTAAGAAGGTACTTTAAATGGCGCAACCTGTTTTTCCAGATCAACATACTGCTTCTTCCTATAACGCATTTCCTCATCCCCAATTTATTACCCGAACCCGCCGTGAATCTAACACATTTGACACCATTAATTCTCGTCAATTTGAACACTGGCAAACAGATGGCAAGTTCTGCACCAATGATCGTCCGGATATCAACAAGCAAGCACCATTTTATGATATGCAACCTAATGACAGCCGAATGAATAGTCGTAGTTATCGCTCTCAGCCACGGTTCGATGCCGATTCCTCTCGTGGCGCCCAAAATCCATACTTTGATAAATATTCAGTGACGGATGACGCGCGAAACATGACACGTGAACTCAAAGCCAGCGTCTATGAAGATAAAAACACGGGTTATGTCGAAGAATCCAATAAATTACTCCAACGAAATTTTGACAATCGCTGGTTAAACCCTACCGTCGCCATCCAACAAGCCGTTGTGGCAGAAGAGCTGCGCCCCAAAATGGATGACATTCGTCTCTTTTATCAAAATAAACCTGCGGATATGTAATGCGGATATGTAATTGCCCTTACTCTACCTGTTTTATCCACGCACTCATTGCCTCAAAATCCACGGAGTTCTTCTCTTTGCTAATATCGATCACCGTCTCATCTGAACTAACACTACCTGATCCGATAAACATCGCACCATGTATGGTATGATGTTGAAAATAAATGGTATATCTATTCGGTTGAATGGTAACACATTTAATAGACGATGGATGAATCAACATCGTGGTAAGACGAATAAACTTCATATGACCCTCTGTCCTTCGGACAGAATATGCTGTCCGCGTTTTCAACGCGAGCAAGGACCTTTAGATGTTAATTAAAATCCAATTCAATCGGTGTCGTATACACCTGTAGTTTGGTAAGAGACGATGGGGTCTGCTTGGTGCGACGACGTGTTGTTCTCACTTCTGTCTTCTCTGTCTTCTCCTTTTCTGGTTCTTCTGCTGATTCTGTTTTATTTCGCTTCTGTGTCTGTGTTGTCTCCTTCAAATACGTATTGTATCCCGTGCGAATATCATCCTCGTGGGCTTCCATATAATCTAGGATTTTTGATTCCAACGCCCAACGAAAGAAATTGAGCTTTCCAATGGTCGTCATAAATTGTTCATGACCAGGAATCGTAAACATAATACGCTCTCTGCGACAATTGGGATCAAAATATTGCTTAGAATATGCCTTTAGCTGACCCTTATAGCTTAGATACACTAGAAATTCTTGACCATGGAGCGGATAGCGAACAAATCCCTTTCGGCTGTATTTCGTGACAAACCAATCAATGATTCTCAAACTAAGTGGCGCATCCCCATTTAGATAGGTAAGTACTTTATCAATTTCCGGATGATTGGCATAAAAACGTTGAAGGCTTGAAATAACTAATTCAGGCTTGCATTCAATCTTTCGCTTTCTCGTTTGTGGGTCTGATGTATAGGCATCCATGTCTGATGGATAGATGGTCTAGGCTCTTAGGTTCTTACCTCCCATTAAAAACGTGTTGAAAACAAGGCAGCATATCATGTTAGATTATCCAAAGATTTAAAGAAAAGGTAAGGATAGAATGAGTGCTCCTTCTGGGTATAATGCGGACGCTTCCATGCTTCCCTCTACGAGTGGTACAATCCATGCCATGAGTGGTGGTTCAATGACATCACCCTATTCAGGAGGTATATCTGCTGATACTTCCCTATTAAGAGCACCCCCTGCATCTCCTGGTGATATTACCAATTATCGTGGAGGTGGTCCATTAAATAATGCTGCTGTTGCGATTGCTGCAACTAATGCTACTGCTGCTACGACTAGTGCTACGACTGCTGCTACGACTGCTGCTACGACTAGTGCTGTTCCTATTGCTACGACTAGTGCTATGACTAGTACTATTCCTGTTGCTACGACTAGTGATATAGCAAGCTCTGCAAATGGTTCTATACCCGCAAATGGTTCAAGACCTATCATTCCTGTTCCGCATATATTATCGGATGATGCTCTTGCAGCAGTTGCAATTGCGACTAGTGCTGCGACTAGTGCTGTAACAAGTCCTATAGCAAGTTCTTCAATTCCTGAAAGTGATCTCATCGAACAAATACCATCAAATAGTGTTAGTGCAATGCCAAGTGCTACGATAAGTCCTGTGAGTGCTACAACAAGTCAACCAGAATCATCTGCTATAACAAGCGCTACAGATCCTTTTGCGATTGCTGCGGTTGCGGCTGTCTCTATTAAAAAAGTAACAGATGAATCGGATGAATCGCTCAAAACTATCATAGTATATGGAAAGAAATATGATGTGGCAGATCCTGACGCAGATGATAATGATGGATGGAAAAAATTATTGAAAAAATTACGTTTTGATGTATTCAGGGGAGACAAAAAAAAGAAAATAAAACGAATGATTTATGACCAACCAACTTGTTTGGAACACGATTTACCCATTAGTAGTCTAATCACATGCGATCCCATGAGAAATATTATTCGGATGATCTCCTTAGAACTATTACATAGCGGATACATGGATGATTCTTCTAAGAGTAAAGTCAATATTACATTTGATCCTGAAAAGCAAATAAAAGCATTAAGTGAAACAAAATTTCAAATGATGATTCCAACTGAAAAAACGGAAACAACTGAAGTAACAGCACCTACAGCAGGTGGTACACGAAAAGCCAGAAAACGTAGAATCATACGACAACACGCATAATACCATCTGTTCATGTTATTTTATATGATTTTTAAAATACCATATAGATAGAATGGCACGCCCTATTACAAATGCCAATTTTCCCCCAAAACCAGGCACTATTTTAGGAACACCTGTTACATTAGAACATTCCAGCAATGACTATACCATATTAGAAAAATTAGGACTACAAGGTGTGTCCGAGGAGGATAAACAAATCATCATGAGATCATTTTATGTTACTCCGCCCGAGAGTACGACCACTTTATCATTACAGCCTTATCCTGACATCCAGCAGATTGTAAAACCATTACTCATTGATCTCATTCATCTTCAGCATCCTGACATTCAGATTCTAAAAGAATCAGCAATGGATGATTCCTCTGTTGAACTCATCTATGAAAAGAAAAAGAATCATACCATTGGATTATCCATTCTATTCCCCTCCTATTTATTACAAGATCGTACACAACGTTCCATTGAAGTTACAAAATTAAAAAATGGTGTTGAAAATGCTACATCAAAAATACAACAAAAAAATGGAGCAAATAGCACAAATCGTGTAAAAGAGATACGAGAAGTAAAAGAGGAACGGGCAGTAAATGGAATATCTATATTAGCTAGAATAAATGGAGCACCTGGAATAAAAGTAAATAGAATAAATAGAGTAAATAGAGTAAATAGAGCACCTGAAGCAGTTGGAGCACTTGAAGCAGTTGGAGCACCTGTTCCTATTGAAGCACCTGAAGCAGTTGGAGCACTTGAAGCAGAAGATGAAGAAAATAGAGTACTTGGAGCAGCCATTGCTGCGGTCGCATCTGGAGAACTTGAAACTGTACTAGTCAAACCTCCAGAAATAGAGGCAATTCTAGATAATGTATATCATAATCGTGAAAAAGCACCAATGGAAATACCTTCACCTTCAGAAGAGCTTGAAGCAATCTTTGCTGGGATTGCTGTTTCTGCCTATGAAGATAATGCGTTTAAAGCATCTGAAGTATCTGAAGCTTTGCCTGCCGCAAGGATAAAGCAAAATAAATCCATACTAGAACAAAACATTGATTATTATGATCGCGAACCTGAAAGCAATTCAAGTCATATGGATCCATATAGTCGTGATATAATACTCTCTTTCTTCACAAAGACCAAACCTTCCCCCTTTCATACGCAATTAAAAACAACGGATACACATCATATGTTAGATTTTTTCCGAACCTTCCTATATAAAGAGGTTAAAGATAAATATCAACGAATACAAACACGTGATCAACAAGAACAATTTACAGAGAACAACCCATTGGTGCGTAATCTTAAAGAAGATTTAAAACGTTATAAAAATTTTACATTTATATCCAAAGACAATACATTTACCATTCATGGTAATGAACGTCTATCTGAACAGCAACGAGATGACGAGGTCATTCCTATTATGACACAATTATCACCCCAATTGGCAGAGATCGTATGTAATTTTAATCAGCATTTATATGGTTCTATCTTTTCAAGTTACATACATGACATCAGTGGATTAATTTTTATAAAACCAGCTGAATATAACACACTCATCATGATTCTTCCAGATAAGATCGTATATCATTTAGTCGCTTTGTATGAACAAGCACAGATAGAATTGAATCAGATGGTAGAAAAAAATCCATTTATTGGAGAAGTGACTATCATGATCGATCCACGCACATTAGAAGGTTTTATTCAATTTGATAAGTATGATATTCATTTGATGGTTACATCGTTGGTGGACCAATTCTTTGCCATATATCAGAATAATTTCAAAATTGCTTCTAGAAATGCACAACTCAGTGTGTTGGATGTTATGCTAAAACGGATGATAGAACGAATGAAAAATAGAATCGCTCCTACTACACTACGTCACTATATCCAGAATATGAGTAAATCGGGACAAGGATCACGTGAATTAATTAATACGTTTAGTAATTCGTTAGTTAAAAATATAAAGAGCGCACAACAATATGACATTGATTTATTACGTACAATCGTTGATAAAATGGAACCAAATGATGACATAAAGAAGTATAAAATAGATACATTACAAGAAATACGTAAAACAGTTACTAATCCGCTGAAACAATTTGATGAAATAATTAAATGGGCAGAACGCTATTTTAGAACAAAAAAAGGCGATATTGTTGCCCTTGAACCGTTTGAAGATTTGAATGGAAATCAAGCATGGTATGATGTCTCCAGAATCATCCCACCCAAAGTAATCATAACATTTGATCCTCAATCCTATGATGAACTGATTCAAGCTGCCATCCGTGAAATAAAAGAACAACCTGAGGTTCATACATACATCTATACACAATTTATGAATGAATTGGAAAAGAGAATGATAGAGTATGATGGGACTTATTTTAAGAAAAGTAAGATCCTCCAAAAAGAAAATAGATCATTGTATGTACTCTTTAATGATGATAAACTAAGTGAACTTTTTAGAAAAATTAAAGAATCTCGTGCTGCCAATGCTGCCGATTGGTTTCCCTCCCTTTCTGGAATCTTCAGACGTCATGCGATTACAGGAGAAATAGAGGAACGAGCCATATTTCACAAACATATTTATGAGCAAACCCTTCATGTGTGCGAAGCAAACCTTGAATGTGCGAAAGCAGCGGCATACGATCTACTTCTTCATAATCTCATACATGAGATTGGATTATATCTTCGTAACAAGAATCTTATATCCTACACGGAGAAAAAAATGATAAAAACAACGTGCGATATAATCGATAAAGATCCAATCTTTCCAGAAGTCATAGAAGCAGAGAAGGTTGCAGAACAAGCTATTCAACAAGTTGAATCCGCTGGAATCGTAGCACCTGCTATGGAAGAAGCACTGGAAGCAGCAGTTGACAATGCAGTAGCAAAAATAGATGACGTAAAAATAGAAGCAGACATAGTAGACGCTGTAGAAGCAGAAGTAGTTTCTGTTCCACCTCCATCACTACGCAAGAAAACTGCGAAACCTGTTGTCAAAGACAATGATGCTGAATTTGTTGCGATTGCTGTGGATACTGTTGCGAATACTATTGCGAATACTGTCGCAGTAACATCATTAAAACAACGACAGGCACTTGCACTTGCAAGAGAAAAGACAGAACAAGCACAACGAAATCTAGAAGAAAAAACACAGGCACATATTCGTGCAGAAGCTGCTCGTCTTGCTGAAATAGCAGTTCAGAAAGAGGCGGAAACTTCACGAATCGCATCAGAAAAAATGGCTCTACAAGCAAAGCTCAATGTGATCAGAAAGGAACAGAACGTAGAACGAAAGCGTCAAGCAATTGCAAATCGTGATGCTAAAAAAATAGAAGAACAAATGCGTCAAGCAGCAGTAGAAAACGCACGAGCACAATATAAAGCACGTATGAAAGGAACGCTCAAACAATCTCTATCGTTGAATCAAACATCATTGAATCAAACAAGAAAAAAGGAAAGCCATATTCCATCTGAAAACATAACATCAAAACAAATTGCATCTCAACAGGCATTTCTAGCAGGGTTGACGAAACAAAGAGATAAACTTGCTACAGAAGAGGCTATAAGAAAGGAAGCAATTCGTATGGCACGATTGAAAGAAATAGCTCAAAGAAGACAACGTATTGCAAATGAGCAAGCAGCGTTTGATATCAAATTACGTGCGGAAAAGAACGCCAGACAGAAAATAGAAATAAATGCTGCCAGAAAACGAAATGAAATTCAACGAGAACGAAATGAAATGAAGCGTAGAGAAATCAATACACGTGAACGTTCTGAAATGAAGAAGATACAACAATTAGAAAATAATGAACAGCGTGCCATAGATCTACAACGAGAACGTGAAGAACAGACAGAAATACAACGAATCGCAAATGAAATGAACCGACAAACCAATGCGAAAAGGAAAGCAGAATTTGAAAGATTACAAAAAGAGAAAGAGAAGGCAGAAAAGCAAAGAGAGAAAGAGAAAAGTAATCAATTTACATTCTTAAAAATGAAAGAAATCGCCCAACAAGAAAATAAAATACGTACTATACAACAAGAACTTTCTACATTAGAGGCAAATCCTATAAATATACAAAATAAAAATGAAATAGATAGAACAAGAAATACTCTATCAAGATTACAAACTGCTTTAGAACGTATGAAAAGACGAGGCGGATGTTACACAAAAAAACGTAATCATACACGACGCAAATATAACACTTATTCGTAATACTAATTCTTCACACCAATTTCTAACACAAATCATATTATCTTCTCATGGCTCAAGATAATGTGATTTTCTAAAAATCCTATTTACAATCGCATTTTTCCACCCTTCTTCACTAGTAAATCCATTAGAAAGAGTACAAAAATACCACTAGAAATGAACATCATGATTTCCGATGCCATTTGTTCAGGAGACGACTGATTCATGTCATCCAATCGCGCAAAGATTTTATCCATTTTCTTCATGATTTCCGCACTAGAAAAGTCACCGAGCCCATCCGCGGGGGGCTGATAATATTTGCCACCTGGTGGTGGTAAGTGCTCCACAAATGATGTCTGAGCTCCACTCTTTGTAAGTGGCTTCCAATACATATTAACGGATGGATTGGGAAGAGTCGCGCCTGTACCAGCACGAGCAACACCTGATTCCTCAAATGCTTTTGAAAAATCGGGTTGTAATTTATAATCGGCTTGGTCGGGGATGTAATCGGCAAAGGGTTCATCATCGATTCCACGTCCAAAATATTTTTTTGTATTACCACAAGTCTGTTGACGCATGGCTGGTCCTGGAACATTGGTCGGAATCTCTGAAAGCGGGTTGGGCGGATTGTACGGTTCCATGGCTTCTCGATTCGTAAATGGTTCACATGATCCTTGTGGTGCTCCTACAGGTGCATGTTCACGTAACCCTGTATTTGGATTCATGGGAGGAATCTCAGGTAGTTTTGTGAATTGCTGGCGATCCGGATCTCTCTCCTCCAGATCCAAATAGGTCGCTGCAGGTCCTTTGCACCGTCTTGCCTTTTTACGTTCCTCCTTTCTGGCAGCTCGGGTAGCATAATCGGTGACACATCCCGGAGATGGCGCCCCTCCTATTTCCTGAAAGGCATCGTCTAAAGCACAATAGTTCATTGCCTCTACTACCAAAAGCAATCATTCTTATATCCGATAAATCCGCTTTGTTTTCCGCCATGCTTCCTTTTGATTTTTTTCGTCTGATGTGATATTCTATTGTAAATAGGGCTTTATTCAATTATCATAATGTAATCATTCCATAGTATAATTAGAATGTCCGCTCCCTTACCACAACAGGGTGGCACCCATCAAATGATTGATACACTTCATGCATTCATAGCAACCATGGATTCTCCTGCAAAATTGTTATATGGATTCGTATTGGTTGTTCTGATTGTCTATTCTACCCTGATCCCATCTGAATATCGTTCCTTTGCTGATTCTATGCTAGGACGTGTCTTCGGAATTGCTGTAGTGTACGGAGTCGTCGAAGGAATGGGTTGGGTCTATGGACTCTTAACCGCTCTCGCCTTTCTTCTCCTTATCAATGGCGCCCCTTCTCCCACTCCTTCTGAGGGATTTGATGGAGGCGGCAGTGTCTCGGAGAAGAAAAGCATTGGAAATCGTTGGTTTGTAGAGAAAGTCCTTGGAGAATGCACACAGAAAATCGCAACAGATCGAGTGAATACGACTGCCATACAGGATTAGATAAAGGGATCTATTGAATAGAGATGAAAACCCCTTCCTGTCCTGATTTTTTGTCCTTTCAACATGGTTCCGATGGACTCTTCCGAGCTGTCACCGTTTTACTTGCCAGTCTTTTCCTTATCAACTATAGCACACTCTTTGAAGAACAATACAGTACGAAATTAACATCACTCTACATTTATCCCTGGTGGCGTATTTTAGTTGTTCTTCTTGTTCTTACTTCCGCCATGTGGTGCCCTCGTGTCGGTATTATCATTGCCTTTATCGTATTTTTTTATTTAAGTGACATGAACGTACTCATTACACCATTTACTAATTATTAATCCGTTAGGGATAGAGCGTCATCCGAATATACAATACGGAGCAGATAAGAGCTTTCCTACTAACAGAATGAGTCTTCCGGCAGCATTTGCAGGACAACAAGCATCCACTCTATTGGCAATGAGTCCCATCGATGGTTTTTTACAAATCTTTAACAATAATCC